GCATTAAGACGGCCAAGAGTTGCAACGAAAACTGCCGATCCGATGACAGTTGCAGAAGCAGACGCATTCAAGCCGCCAAGCGGAGCAGACAAGACAGCAAACTCCGTGACAGTCGCAGATGCACTCGCACTCAACCCACCAAGCGGAGCAGACAAGACAGCAAATTCGGTGACAGTCGCAGAAGCACTTGCACTTAAACGACCAAGCGGAGCAGACAAGACAGCAAAGTGTTTGACAGTCGCAGACGCAGACGCACTCAAACCACCAAGGTTTGAAGCAGCAGTCGCAGTAGTTAAGAACGGCGAACCGTTTAGAACATCTACGCCATCAAGTTGAGAACTATCAAGAATGAAAGATCGACCAGACGGACCATCCAAACCGTAAGCAGCATCGTCTAACTGCGAAAGATTTAACTCAAATCTTTTGACCGCCATGGCGGAACTAACTTGCGACTGTTAAGGACGCACTTAGATTACCTGAGGTGATCGTGTAAGTATCTCCAGCGGTATACGCACCAGCAGTTATCTGCCCTGAGAACAAGAAATTACCTGCCGTCAAATTATCCCAAACAGTGAAATGGGTTGCATCCTGCGAACCTGCAATGTTCGTCCACGAAATATCTGCGTCAGAAACAATTGCACCAGCAGCAGCGACACTGAACGAAATAGATTTACGAGTTGTTTCGATAGCAGGCAATGCTGTTCCTGCTGCACCAGGATCGCCAACATGAAGTTTCACATAAGGCACAGCGACAGCCAAAGAAGTGTTATTGCCGACAGCGTCAAGAATTGCGTTGCAAAGATAATTTGATAAACCGTGAGCCATTAGTCTTCGGTCCTTTCAGTGATAGTCAAAATACGACCATTCTCATCACGTTCAACAGTTCGAATCGTCGGACGATTCTCAGGAACACTCACACGCACCACAGTCTCAGGCACATTGATGATCGGCGCAGCGACACTCACCTGAGCCGGAGGGACGTTCACCAAAATCTCTGGCATATTCACATTCACATCACGCTGATTCACATCGTAAGAAGCGGCAGGATCGGTCACAGGTTGCAACATTGTTGGCGCAACACCAGTGTGCTTAATCGGATCAATCATCAAAGCCTTCAACACAGCAGCAGGTTCGAAACCAGAGTTGATGAGACGTTGAGCCATAGAAGTTTTGCGATCCAACTCAGTCAAGTTTGATGCAGCCAAATCCACGTTGGCAAGAGGGACACGGTAAGTGTCGCCACCATCAGCTGGTCGAAGATCTTCAAACCTGCGCACATCGTTAATTGACATCCAACCAGCCTGCAACGCTGAAGAATATCCTGCGACTCTTGAACCAAAATCGCCACGCATCAGGCCGTCAAGATTGAACTTCAAGAATGCGCGACTGTCCAACAGTTTTGCGTAACCATCTTCAATCTTCGTCACATACGGACGCAACGTGTGCATCACAAAATGGATGCCGTTCATTTCAACAGACGCATACGCTTGCGCACCAGGTTGCAACACACCAGCCATCGAAGGCGGCACACGGAACGCACGAAGAATCTCTTCAACAGCGAACTGTCGGGATTGCAAGAACTGTGAATCATCAGGTGCGACCGATGTTTGCGTATATTTTGCGCCACCAAACAGAATGCCAGGACGATGCGACTGACGCAAACCTTTATGACCTTCTTCAAAACCGTCAACCAAAGACTTCGCCTGCTCACGAGTCAGATTGTTTGGATACTCGATAATCCCAGAAGTGTGCGAACCCTGACCGAAGAACCTCGCAGCGAACTCTTCCAACGCCTTCGACAAACCAAGATTCTCTTTAACTAAATCAATCCGAGACTTGCCACGAAGTTCGCCAGGCAACCGCAACTCAGACAAATGAATCATGTCAGTATGGTCAATGATTTCTTTCGAATCGTAAACATAAATCAGACGACGCGCATTATCACGTTTGATTTCAACTTTCAACGGATTCAAAACAGTCAACCCAGCGACACCAGCATTGTCACGAATAATTCTTGTAAACGAATTACCGTTCAACAACATTGACACGAGAACCTGCTGAAAATGGTCGGTGCGAGACACACCGACTTCTGGCATATCCAACCATTCAGGTCGAGGACGGAACGGACGACGATCACCATCAACACGGATGAAAGTGTCAACAGGCAGAGTCGAAATAGAATCAGCAATCAAACGAACACACGCATACACGGTGCCAATCTTGAGAGAATCTTCCTGATTGATGACAACACCAGCGTTCGTGGTGAAAGCGAAAGTTTCACCGGCACCCCAAAGAGACTGGTACGAGACCGCACGCTCTTCGGTGCTTCGTGAAAATAATCTTGACAACATCAGGTTCTAGCCACTTTCTTTGACCGTTCAAAAGCAAACGTGAATGTCAGCACAGAAAGTCCTACAAAGATTAGCCCAAACGGAACAGACAAAATGAAGATGCCACAAGCAATCAACAAAACTCCCAACAACTCTGCAAAGATAATCATCGTCACACTCCTAGACTACAAAGAAACCCGGCTCAGGTATAGCGTCAGTTTTTCGTGTCGCACGATCAACTGCCATCGCTAAGGCTATCGCAGCATCAATCTTGCGCTTCGACTTACCCTTCGACAAACGCCAACCCATATCGGTTGACCGTTGCGCAGCCGACATCACCTGATCGGTGAAGACTGGATCACCATTGTGGGCCAGACGGCCGTTCACGATGTACTCGTACAACGTGCCACACGCAGGAACCATCCGAGAAGTTGACTGACTGAACTCAACCATCGTGAAACCTTCATCGCTCATCGCCTCAGCAGAACGCTGAAAGAACGCTGGGTCATAAGCAAACTCTTGCACAGTGAACTGTGAACCAAGGTCACGAATGTGTTGCTCAACCGCAGACACATCCATGATGCCATCCTGCGGATACCAAATCTTTGCGCGAGTCACAACACGACCAGACTCCTGCAACTGTGCCACCACGACAGCAATCGAGTCATGCTTCAATGCCATGTCAATCCCAACGAACACAGGCACAGTCGGGTCAAGTTCATCGTCACTGCGACACAACTCCCACGCTCCTTTTGGAAGCCAACTCTCGCCATCTGTGCGAACCCACTGGTTTAGACGGTACCGACGCATCGCAGTTTCAGCAGTTTGCATCATCGAGATCTCCATGTCCTCGATGTCGAGAAGTCCTTCAGCAAGGTTCGGATTAGCAATCGCCCACGCATCACGATCAGATATCTCACAATCCGCTGGTGCTTCCCACCACCAGAAACCGAAACGCTCATCAAGTTTGATGCCAGCAACAATCTCTTTGCCGTAGTTGTAAAGACGACCGCAAACAGTGTCCAAGTCAAACCCAGCTGTCGTGATGGAAACTATCATCGGATCTTTACGCGCACCAGAACCCAACGTGAGCGCATCCCAAAGATCTGAGTTTGATCCCTGAACGTGAAGCTCATCAAACACGACCGTAGATGGGTTAAGCCCTTGTTGAAGCTTCGCGTCACTTGACAACACACGATAGATCGCACCAGTTGAAGGAACCTCAACCACATCTCGATACACCTTGCACACACCCGACAACGCAGGCGACTGAGTGATCTGCCACTTCGCCTCATTGAAAACAACACGAGCTTGCTGTCTGTCACCAGCCGCTGAATAAACTTCGGCACCAGGTTCACCCTCAATCAAACCAACCAAGGCGATCACAGTTCCAAGAAGAGACTTGCCATTCTTGCGAGCCAACCCAATCAGGCTCCGACGGTAACGAAGCAGACCATCATCACGCCGTTCGTAAAGCGAAGTCAACAACTCCTGCTGCCAAGAAGTCAAAATCAAAGGCTGACCAGCACGCACACCCTTTGAGACGTGCATGAAAGTTTTAGCGAAATCAATAACCGACTTACCGTCGTTAGTTGGGTACAACCTCTGCGTCGACCACGTTGGACTTCCGCTGACGATATGCGTCAAGCTCATTAGCAACCCTGATTTCTGCAAGACCCAGTCTTGCTCTGTCGCTCGGCGTGAACCCAAGCAAACTTAGCCACGCTGTGTTCTGCGCATCCATCTGCTCGATCTGCTTCACAGCAGGATGAGTGACAACCTGACCGTTCGGCGACGTGTACCAACGATTCGTTACATCCGTTCCCAACCAATTTTCTAGTTCGTAGATCTTGTCGAAGTTGCGACACAACCGATTCATCAACGGAGCGTCGTGCAACTCGGAAAGATGACGACGACCACCAGTCCACAACACCGTCCAATAATCTTGACCGACCAGACCAAGATTCGTTGGCATCTTCGGCACAACCGACATGTCGACCAACGCCAACGCTGTCTCCGGCATCGGTGAAGCAGCCAAACCGTTCCTGATTCTTGCGCCAGTCAATCTTTTTTTCTCGATGGGTTTCGCCTTGGCTCCACCACCAGTTCCAGTCTTCGGTCCAGGCATGACTCCAAGCATAGGCGGTAGTCCACAACCGACCATGCACAAATCCGCC